TAGAAGGACCAGAACACGCAGTATATGTTCGTGGCAAGGCATCTAATGTAATTACTCTGCCAGATTACTGGACTGCTCTTGTTGATGAGAACACCATCACAGTTCAACTCACACCTATTGGTAATCATATGTCATGGGTTGAGAAAATTGAAGATAACCAAATCTTGATTGGTGGTGGTGAGGCATTCTACTTCGTTCAGGCAGAGCGTAAGGATATTGACAAGTTAGAGGTTGAAGTTGAGTTGCCAATCGAGGAGGAAGAGTGATGGCGATAACATATAATAATCAAATTAAACTGGATGGTTTAGTTTTATTACTAGATCCATATTTAACTTCATCATACCCTGGTTCTGGATCAACCATAACTAACGCTATTACTGGAACATCAGCATCTCTGGTAACATTTAATTATGATGCAACTAATAAATTTTTTACAACACCTAATGATGGAGATTTTTTTTATATCTCCGTGCCAGATTATTCTGAAATGACAAATGCTTTAAATAAAACTTCTGGCGGGTTTACTTTGATAGAATGGATCAGAATAAATAATTTAACATATCCAAGAGCTGCCGCAGGTGGTAGATTTAATACTGGATATGGATCCACATCAACCAGAGGATTTGATTGGTGTCATGGAACTAGCAATTTAACTTCAATAAGAATGTCTGGATCTGTTCCAGAAGTAAATCCATCTTCTGATCAATATGATTTCGATACAACTATTAATATTTCTGGTGCTGGATTATCATTAGGAACTTGGTTCCAAAGAGTATTGTGGTGGAATAGATCCACAAATACTCATGGAGCATACATAAACGGTGTTTCATATGGATCGGCTAGTCATAGTCAAGTTGCAGGATATTCGTTATTTAATGGAGGTGGAGCAACTTTTGGTACTCTATATGGTTGGTCTCATACTGGTGCAAGAGGTCCAATTTACTTATACAATTCTGTGTTATCAGATATCGATATCTATTTTAATTTTACCACCGTTAAGAAGAGGTTTGGAATCTAATGGCACTAGGACACGGATCCTCTATAATTGTTGATACTAGTTTATACAGTTGGTTTGATTTTACAAATGCTAACTCATACGTTGCACAAACAAACCAAGCTACAATTTATAGTTTGTTAAGTAATGGATATAATTGGAGCACTGCTAACTTTTCTGGAACTGTTAATACAACAACATATGGAACAATAACAAAAGGATTACTGTTTGATGGTAATGCTCAAATGTTAACTCAAAATGGTGGTAATAGTTATTATTATGGTTGGGATCCAACAGGAACACATGGTACTCCAACTTTTACAAATGAAATGTGGGTATGGCCATATGAAAATTCTGGAATGTTATTTACAAGACCTTGGAATGGTAATGGTAGATATAATTTTTGGATTTATCCAACTGGATTTTATATTGGTTCTGGTGGAACACAATCATCATATCCAACATCGACTATGAGTTTTCCTGTCGATACTTCTACTCTAGGAAAACCATCACATATTGTTGTTTGGGGAAATCAAACTCAAGTTGGATACTACATAAATGGTGGGCAATATTCTGCTTTTCAAAACCATGGTATTACTGGCAGTGGAGATTTTTATGGTAATGGTATTGGAGCTGGATATATGACATTATATCCATATGGTCAAGGTTGGGCTGGCAATACTGGATTTGGTATTAATGGTGTTTTATATCAAGCAAGAGTTTATAATAGAGTTTTATCGTCAAGTGAAGTCAATAGAAATTTTGCAGCACATGCAGGGAGGTATGGATACTAATGGGAGCATACGCAGGAGCTAACAACTTAACTCAATATCCAGTATCTGTTAGCAATATCAGTAATTTAGTAACTGCAAACCTTCAGTTTTATTGGGATGCTGCTAGGACGCTATCTTTAGCGTCTTCTTCCAGTACCCAGTGGAATGATATAAGTGGAATTCAAAATAAACCATTTGCTTTGCGTGGCAATGGTTATGGGAATAATGGAGGTCAAGCGTTGTCTTCAATAACTTATAGTGAAGATGGTGGTGGTTCTTTATTGTTTGATGGAACAGATGATTTTGGAACTCTGGGAACTTCTGCCACACCAACGTCAAATTCTCCATATACAGCTGGATCAAATATTACTGTATGTATTTGGATGAAAACTACAGACGGTGGAGATAAAGGTTTTTGGTCTCATTGTAATGGGGGACCAGTAAATTTATCTTATGGTATTGGTGGTGGCAAAATGCGATATTGGTATTATACCGCTCCATGGCAAATCTTAGATAGTAATACTTCTATTATTGATGGAAATTGGAAATACTTAGTTTGGGCTAAATCAGGCACAAATATGAAACAATACATTAATGGTTCCCTAGATAAAGATACAACTCTTGTTGGTAATGTTCAAGGGCCTTTATATAGTTTGGGTTCTAGATGGGGTCCATGCAATTCTGATAGTTATGGTGCTGGCACTAATGGATCTGGAGGAAGTATCTTTACTGGAAACTTGGCAATCATGATGGCATATGATCGTCAACTTTCTCAAGCAGAAATTACCCAAAACTTTAATTCTCATCGAAATAGATTTGGCATATAAATACTCAATAAAAGGCTTATAAGAAATGGCGAATTCTGATAAGGATATCCTTATAACGCCCAATAAAGGCACAACATCATTACCCGAACTTAGTTTTATCGGTCAAGTCAACTCACCGATCAAACTTCGTGTGCTTGATGATAACACATTATCATTTGAAGGTTCTGCGGGTCAATTATTTTCTATCAATAATAATCTAACAACAGGAACGATCTTTGCAGCATCTGATGTTTCTGGTGTTCCATCAATTTCTGTAGATGCTGGAGGAGCAGTTAGACTAGCACCATTTAATGGATATACAACTATTGGAAATGGCGGTTTTGCAACAGATCGCCAGCTGGGTGTTCGTGGTTCGATTATAATTGGAAATCGCGGAACAAGCAGTGCCAGATTAGAATTTACAGAAATAGCAAATAGTGGTGCTAGCTTAACTGGAACTGCTCCTGTTTATATCCATTACGATGGTCCAAACTATAGTGATAACAATAACTATTTTGGAATTAATACTAACGGAACCGATCGATTAACAGTAACTTACGGCGGTGGAGTTGGCATCAATACAATTAATCCAAGAATGAGATTTCATCTTTTTGGTGGACACGGTGATACTTCATGGAGAATGACTTTACCTGCTGCCAATAATGGAGCAGGAACAGGTGACATCAGCTTGCAAGCTTGGGTTTCTGAACCTGGGATAACATGGGATGGCGGCGGCATTGGAATGAATGTCACAAATTATACTACTGCAGTATTTCCAACCAATACTAATGATTCATCATTAAATTATTTCCCCCGCCTCGCTTCTGGCATAGGACAATCTTACATTAGATTTGTTCCTAATGGTGGTAGAATGTTTTTTACCACTACTGATAATAATGGAACAACTTACCAAAACCAAATTCAAATGGGCGGTGGTTGTTTAGGTATTGGTAGTTTAAATACTTCATATAAGTTAAATGTTGGCGGAGATATCAACTTCACAGGAAACCTGTATCAAGCAGGTTCAATCTTTAAAACACTCCCAACTCAAAATGCAACAACTGATGGTTCAGTTCTAAGAACTAGATTCAATCCTTCTACATCACAGTTTGAGGCATACTGGACCCATGATCTTGATGCTAACTATCGACTAGAAAATCCAGATCAATGGTCATTCCGTTATATCATCAATAGAGGATATACAGTTGCTGGATATCAAAACGCAAACCCATGGAGAAATGGTAATAGAACTGCCCACCCATCAGACGTAACAATTTCTCTTGGAGATGTTATTGATTATTCTGCGGCATATATTGGAGGATCGCATAACGGAGTAAATCTATTTGTTTATAACTGTTCTAACTCTTGGTTACCTGCTGCTTCTGCAACATGTTCCATGAGTATGATCACAGAAACAAATCGTGGTCTTAACTCATCGTGGAATGATACCAGAGCACGTTCATATTCTGGTGCTTGGATTGACTTTATGGGTAATCAGTGGAGAAACAATGCTGGTAGAAATAGAGCATATATTAGTTCTGGTAACGGTAATACTTCACGACATGATTTGAATACCGAAGTTATGCTTTCGGAAATTAGTGGTAATATATTATATGTTTCTCACGCAGAAGGAGAGTTTTTTGCTTGGGTATCACAAGGTCAAAATAGATTTGAATTTTCAACAGAAACATATACTGCATGGTCAACATATTCAACAGCTCCTGGTTGCGATGGTATTAACAAACATCAGGCAACTAGAATTGGTTTCTTCTATTGTTCAGAAGGTGGCAATACTGATAGAAACGTAACTAAGAGAAGAGATAATGATGCTGTAGTTATCAGGTCTGGAATTCAAAAACCAGAAACAGGTGGAGAAGAAAACCTACATACTGGTATGAATAAAGGTTATTCTATTGGAAACTACAATTATGCTCAAAATAATAATGCTTGGATATTCAATTATTATCAAGATACTATTCGTTTTGCCGATGGAACTCTAACATATCGTAAGGGTATTCCTGGATCATCTTCTGGAACTGGTCAAGAAGGTGGAGATATGATGGGTGCTGGGGTTCCACCTAGAACTTATATGACTTATACTGGAGCAGCAAGTTTCCAAGTTGCACCTGGCACCGTGACATATGGTGGAAGTACTGGTGCTACTTTACAACCTGGCGCTGGATTAGCAGACGGCACTGGATCCACTGGTGGAATTGGAACATACTAATAGGAATCAAAAATGGAAAGAGTTTATTACTTAACAAAAGATACTTCATTATTTACTATCATATATGACCTTAGAGTTTTGAGATCGTTACTGAACTGGTATGCTATATCAATGCCAGTATCGGAAGAAATGATGTTCAAAGAAATCGTAAAAGGAAAATATTATCCACTAGATTCTGTAACAGGATTTAAAGGATTTAAAACTTTTGCTGATATTAGAGGAAAAATCAAAATCGTTGAACAAGAAGCAAATGGCGAAGTAGTAGCTTTCCAGTCTGAAGGTGTTTACAATTCAGTAGAGGATAATCCTCAAGAAGGTGTCAAAAAAATTGTTCTTGACGTTGACGACGAAAGAAGAAATGCTGTCATTAACGCTATGAGATTAGTAGCTAAAGCAGTTATTGAAGAGGAATTTGATAAAAAGTTTATGGAGTTGGATACTTCTTCCAATATGGAATCTTATACATTTGAACTTCAATACGAAGAGGCATTGTTGTACACTAAAGATAAAAATGCTGATATTCCTTTACTTACTGCTTTAGCAGAAGCTAGAGAAATATCTATAGATCAAATGGCAGATAAAATTATTTCTGCTAGAAATTGTTTTAAACAAAAAGTTACTTCTTTGCTTAAACAAATGACAGAGATTAAGTTTAAATTTAAAAATGCCGCCACAATTCGAGATCTAAATAGATTATATGAAGATTATTTCAGTATTGCAATGCCAGAATCTCAAGCTATTGAAGAAGGTAGAGTTGTTGATTTTAAACGTGTAGTTCCTGTAGGTATCGGATTGAATTTTTAATAATAAGGAGGTTGTTATGTTAAGTAAAGAAATTATTTTAGAAAATGCTGTAAAATTTTCTACTGGTCAAACTGATTATCAAAATGAGAATTTTGTAATGAATTCTCATGTTACTAAATATCGTCAAGTTCGACAAGCGTTACTAGAAATTGAAAATCGATATCATGGTATTAGAAAAATTAAATTAGATGTTCGCAGAGACGAAATAAAAATTAAAGCACTTCAAAGAGATTTAGAAAAATGCGAAGATGATTTAGAAGCAGAACTTATTAAAATTGACATTGAAGATTTATTATCTGATAACGAAATTCGCAAAAGAAAATTATACAGACAAGAACAAGAAATAGATGTTTTTGTCAACCGTGTTCAGCAAGAAGTTGAAAATGAAGAAGATATTCAAAGATACTTCGACCAAGATCCAGAAGAAGAAAGGAAGTATTGGATTGCTCGTATGGGCAAACAAGCTGCAATGGATATTCTTTCCTTCGGAAGAATTAGCACTGGCAATTTAGATTCAATTGCCATGCTTCCAGAAGAAGAACAACTGCAAATTCTTTCAATTGGTTTTCAATACTCAAATCTTCTTGGAGGTCAATTAGCTAAAATTGAAGGAACTACTAGAGAATACACACAGCAATTATTGGCAGATCCAAAAAATCTTCGTCTTCCAACTTTTGATGGCATAGAAGATAACATGCAACTAAAGATGATTAATTCACTCAAAGAAATTGTGGAGAAGAAAAAATTGAAAGGTAATTGATATGAATGAAAATTTTTGGGATTATAGTGTAAATGAAAGTAAAATTGAATTGAATAATGTTCATAGTATTTTCTCGATACCTCTTTTTGAAAGCACTATAATGGTTTCTAATTTTGAAGAAATCATGAATGATTTGACAGCAAAATATAATTCTACTGACAACGAAGAATTATTATCTTCATATGGTTCTGTTCTTTCATCATCTGAAGCAGCACAACAAAACAACGTGTCTGTTAGAAATTCTATTTCATATTACAGTGAAGATACTTTACACACAAACAAAATTTACGAAGAATTAACTGCATCAATAGAATCTGTAACAAAAAATATTTTTGATCTTTATGAGTATGATTCTATTACCCCACATGTTGTTACAATGTGGGGTAATGTTTTAGGAAACAAGGGATATATTCATTCACATTCACATAGTAATTCTATGTTTTCTGGTGTTTGGTATCCAGAAGATCCTCCAGAAACAGAAGAAGGTTCACTATCAAATTATATTAAATTTACCGATCCAACCAGAATTAAATTTTTCTTCATGCCACAAATTAAAAGAAAAAATGCTTTGAATTCTGGAGAAATTTTTATCAAACCAAAGAAAGGAATGTGTCTCATTTTTCCTTCTTGGTTAGAGCACGATACTATTGCAAACGACAATTTGCACGATAAAAGATATAGTATTTCATTTAACATTTTCCCCAAAGGAACTTTAGGTTATCCAAATTCATTAAATCGTCTTGTCTTATGAGCACTCTTGAAATATTTCCGCAAGCTATCGGAAAATATTCCTTTGATTATGAAAGCAGAATTAAAATTAAAGATATCTGTTTTAAGATAATCAAAGAGAATCATTTTTCTAAAAATAAAGATAGTAATAATTTATATCATTATTGTAACACTAATCACGAAAATCTATTAGACTTAAAAGAATTTGATTGGTTTGAAGAAAAAATCTCAAACCTTGCTGTAGATTACATTGAAAACACTTTGGGTTATGAACTAAAAGATGGTGTTGTCATTACTGATTGTTGGATGAATTTGTGTCAAAATAATGGAGATCAGTTTTTACACAATCATGGCAATTCATTTGTTTCTGGAACATACTATGTCAATTTTAATCCAGATATTCATGGTAAATTAAAATTTCAAAATCAAAATACGACATCAGGAATGCATTCTTCTCCATATATTGAACTAACAATTAAAAAGAATACTAAGTATAATTCTGGTGGAGCAATAATGAATTACAATGAAGGGGATGTATTGTTTTGGCAATCCCATTTAATTCATGGATACGATGGAAACAATTCTGATAATCGTGTCAGTATTTCGTTTAATATTATGCCTAGATATTTCTATAATAATTCATATTCATTTAAGGTGGTTAGAGAATGATACTCATAGAGAATAATTATCTGGAAAGAGTTTGTAAAATTAATCCAGAAGCAAAAATAGAAGATGTTGTTTATGATGGTGTTAAATTTAAATGTATCAAAAATTTTTTACACAATCCAGATGAATATGTTGAGTTAATACAAAAATTTCCAGCAACTAGAGACCACACTTATTCTCCTGGTTTCAGGCAAGATATTCCACCTTGGGCAGCTAGATTTATTACACTATTCATTCAAGAACATGTAGGAGAATGGAAACCTGCTAGAGTTTCTTGTAACATATACAGTGGTGATATGTTAATGAAAGAGCATTCTAATCTTCCACATTCTGATCCTTTTTATGGGGTTTGGAACTTATGGTTCAATAAAAAAACTTTGGGAGGAACTGCTTTTTGGTCATACAGAAATAAACTTCATGTAGATGAATTATCAGAAGAAGAATATAACCATTTATTTGAAAAACCTCTTTCTGGAATTGGTTATGAAAAATGGAGAAACTTTAGGGGTGATGAAGATTGGCAGATGACATGCATTGCTCCTATGGAATTTAACACACTTTTATTTTATAATGGTGGATTTTTTCATTCTCCTTGGATTCAAGAGAACTGGTATTTAAACGAGCATAGATATAGTATGGTTGGAATGGGAGATTTTGAAAATGTTTAGTCTACCTATCAATCCAAAGATTGATGAAAATTTTGCCAATAATATTCTCATTCCTTTTTTACAGAAACACAAACAATATATTTTTGATCTCTACTTCACATGTAGGATGCCTCCGTTTATGCAGGATGCCATGGGTGATGTGTTTGAGGATGATCTCAGACAGACAACATTCAACGCTCTATACATTCAAAAACAAACTGGTATTCCTCTGTCTGCTACGTTCAACAATCCATACGTCAGACCTACACAAGAGAACCTAGATCTATTCATCAATAACTTCAGATACATCTATGAAGCAGGTGTAAGAACTGTCACGTTGCCCCATACATCATGGATGCTAACAGGTCAGATACAGAAAGCATTTCCTGAACTGTATATCAAGAATACTATTCTACATGAAGTTACAAAAGCAAACGATATTGTTTCTCTTGCCAAAGCTGGATTTAATTATATTAATCTTGATAGAGATCTGATGAGAGATCAAGATCAGTTACGTCGTCTAAAAGAAGCAAAAGAATATTGTGCTTCGATTGGTAATCCAGTTAAATTCTCCATGCTTGCCAATGAGGGATGCTGGGGTGGATGCCCTATTATGCCAGAGCACTATCACTATAATAACACCAGAGAGAACCACGAACCACCATACTTTGGCAATATCATCAGTAGAGTTTCGTGTTCTAAGTGGGAGCAGCAAGATAGCTCTGCTGTTCTTAAGTCAGCAAATCTCCCACCTTGGAAAAAGGATTGGGAAGAGATGTTTGATCTAGGTATTGATGTATTCAAATTACACGGAAGAGAAAGCGTAATGCGTCTCAAAGAAAGTATGGATATTATTGAACGCTGGGCGAATGATGAAGAACTTCTATTCCCAGAACTCAATACCTATATTGAAGACAAGAGTTTGAAAGATAGACCAATTGATATTTGGAGAGAAAAGATCAAAACTTGTAAGTTTGATTGTTGGGATTGTAATTACTGTGAGGCAGTTATTGAGGCACATCATAAGAAGCAAGACAGAACACTACATCCACTTGTCAAACTGACACTTGATGCGATTGATAAATCAGCAACAGGTGATACTAACTTCAAACCACAAGGTTTCAATATTGAAGGTCTATCATCGGATCGTGTCAGACATTTTCTAAATCATCTATGCTCTGATCCAAAGAACTCATATCTTGAGATTGGATGCTATACAGGCAGCACATACTTTGCTGCCATTATGGGTAATGATTTAGTATCATATGGCGTTGATAATTTTGTTGCTCCTATCGCTCCTGCTAGAGATGATATCGAGTGGAAAGGAGTTGAAGATCCATCAAAAGAATTGTTTAGAAATAATGTCTTGTTTGGCAGTTTAAAATCTGCTATAATTGATATTGATGCTCGCAAACTAAACTCATCTCATTTTACCAGAAGACCAAATATTGTATTCTATGATGGAGAGCACGACGATCAACAGGTAGAATGTTTATCTAACTTGCTTCCAAACCTACAGGATACTTTTATATTAGTTTTGGATGATGCCAATTTTGATGGGGTTATCCGTAATGGGCAGAAATTTATAGATATAAATAATTTCGAAGTTCTGTTTGAACGTCAAATACTGACACCTCAAATAGAAGATTCCACAAGCTGGTGGAATGGTTTGGCAATTTATGTATTAACAAAAACGGAGAATTGATTACTATGACTACTGATACTGCAACACTCAAAGAAAACTTTCAATCTCAACTCACCAACGTTGACGGGCAGATTACTAAGCTGGAAGATGAACTAGCAAAAGCAAAAGAATATCGTCTTAAACTTCAAGGTGGTCTAGAAACCCTAGAACTTCTTAATCCCACACCTACTGAAGAAGCAGCACCCGCTGAAGAAGTAGCAGAGTGATCTTATAAATAGACACCAATATCCCCACATGCTAAATACATGTAGGGATTTTTTATAGGGCTTTACATGTCAGCATCAAAGCCAGCAACCAGAGAGGAGTTAAAGCAATACAGCCTCCGAGAGTTGGGCGCACCAATATTAGAAATCAACGTCGATAATCAACAACTTGAAGATCGTATTGATGAGGCACTGCAGTTTTTCCAAGAACGTCACTTCGACGGTATGGAGAAACTGCATTTAAAACATGTATTAACATCTTCAGATATTACTCGTTTTAAATCAAACAACATCACACACACTGCTTCTAATAATGATGTGTGGACAGAGAGAGGAAATTTTATTGAACTTCCAGACCATATTATTGGGGTGGAAAGAATCTTTGGTGTGACTTCAAGTAGTATTCGTGGTGACTTGTTTGGTATCGAATATCAAATTTTCTTAAATGATTTATATGCTTTTGGTTCTATTGATATTTTAAATTACTACATGGTCAAGTCATATATTGAAACTCTTGATATGGTTCTCAATACAGGTTCATTGATTCAATTTAGATTTACTAAAAGGAATGGTAAATTGTATATTGATTATGATCCAGCAATGTTAACCAAAGATAAAATTCTTATCATTGAATGTTATAGAGCTTTAGACCCAACAAACCTCGCAAAGATATGGAATGACTTTTGGTTGAAGAGGTATACGACTGCTCTCTTCAAACGTCAGTGGGGTCAGAACCTTATCAAGTTCAATAACGTTCAGTTACCTGGCGGTGTGGCACTTAATGGTCGTCAGATCTACGAAGATGCTATTGCAGAGATCAGAGACATTGAAGATAAAATGTTAACTGATTACGAACTACCACCACTTGACGCAATCGGATAATGGCAAAAAGTCAATACTTTCCCCAGTATGGTGGAAGAACATCAGAACAAACTTTAGTTCAAGATCTTGTAGACGAACAGATTAAACTGTTTGGTCAGGATGTTTACTATGTTCCAAAAACAATGTTGATTGATAAAACACTCAACGATGTTGTTCTACAAAAATTTGAGGATAATGTATTGATTGAAATGATGTTGATTAATGTTGAAGGATTTGGTGGTGCTGGTGCAGTTGCAATGTCTAAGTTTGGTCTCAGTTTAACAGATGAGATTACATATGCAGTATCAAAAAGACGTTGGATTAACTATGTAGAAACTCAGATTGATACAGTAGTTCCAGATAGACCAAATGAAGGTGATTTGCTTTATGTGCCGATGACTAAGAATCTTTATGAAATAAAATATGTGGAAAGAGAAGTTCCATTCTATCAGTTAGGTAAGAACTATATCTTTTCATTAACCTGTGAACTGATGCAACATGCAGATAACTATTTTGACACAGGTAATGATGATATTGATAATCTAAATCAAGAAGGTTATGTATTCCCAGTTATAGTGAAGGTTGGTGGAACTGGAACATTTGCACTTGGCGAAGAAGTCAGGCAAACGTATACAGTTGACGGTTCTCCAGTTACAACAAAAGCAACTGTATCTGAGTGGGTTCCTTCTACACGTAAACTTCGTTTAACATATATAAATGGAGTATTAAAACCAAACATTGCTTTGGTAGGACAAAATAGTGCTGCCTCGTGGATTGTAGATACATTCTCCACGATTGATATTGATATTGATGATTATAATAATGATCAAAACAAAATCATGGAAACAAAAGCAGATGCTATTCTTGACTTCACAGAAGGCAATCCATTTGGTGAGTATGGAGATATGGGAGTATTCTAATGTTAGGCAATCACTTTTATCACGAGATTATTAAAAAAAATGTAAAGGCATTTGGAACAATTTTTAACAATGTTCAGATTGAAAAAAAAGATCCCGAAACTGGTGCGGTCATTCGTCAAGAAAAGGTAGCACTAGCATATGGTCCTAAGAGTAAGTTCCTTGCTCGCTTAGATCAAGATCCAAGCACTGAACGTAAAGTCAGCATTACAATGCCTCGTATCTCTTTTGAGATGACTGGTATTACTTACGATTCTTCTAGGAAGACTTCTCCCATTCAAAAGTATTTGAAAAAAGATAATGCTGATGCAGTAAGTGTTCAGTATATGCCTGTTCCTTACAATCTTGAATTTGAACTTGGAATTTTATCTAGAAATCAAGATGATGCTCTACAGATTCTTGAGCAAATTTTACCATACTTCCAACCATCTTTTAATGTAACTATTAATCTTATTCCAGAAATGGATGAGAAAAAAGATTTACCAATTATCTTAAACAATATAAATTATGAAGATGATTATGAAGATGATATGATGCGTAGAAGAGCTATTATCTATACATTATCATTTACATTAAAAACTTATATGTATGGTCCCGTGACAGATGCCCAAATCATTCGTAAAGCAACAGTATTTGAAACTCTTGGAGACTTCCAACAGCATAGAAGATCTGTTAGATATGATGTTACTCCAAAAGCACTCACGGATCAAGATGGTGATAATGATGTTGACACAGCAGATGATGCACTGTTAATGCCAGACGATGACTTTGGATTCAATGAAGGTATCACACTACTATGAACGAGTTTGAAAAGAACATGGAAGAAATCTTCGATATTGATATTGCACCCTTAGAAAAAACTACGGAAATGATTACACGAGCAAATAGTGAAGTATCTGTTGATGCTAATAAAGATTATGAATATACCAGA